CAAAAAAGGATAAAAAGACATGGCAACACATCACGGAAAAGAAGGAGTTGTAACAGTTGGTGGAACAGCGATGGGCGAAGTTACTTCGTTCACACTAGAAACTACTGGAGATGTTGTAGAAGATACAGCTTTATCAGATGGAACTAAATCATTTGTAGCTGGAAGAACTTCATTCTCAGGAACAATCGAAATGCATTTTGACGAAACTGATTCTCAACAAGAAACTTTATTAGCTGGTGCTTCAATATCTTTTGTATTATTACCAGAAGGTAATGATTCAGGAGATGCAAGTTATTCAGGAACTGGTATTGTAACTGGTATGAGCATTAACAACTCAATGGACGCTATTGTTTCTAGAAGTGTAACATTTCAAGGAACTGGAACTCTAACTATTGGAACTGTATAATATAATTTATGTCAGTTATTGATCGAGTTAAATCTCATTTTGAGACTCTTAAAACTTTAACTATTGAAGTTGAGGAGTGGAAAGATGAGCATGGAAATCCTAGTGTCTTTTATTCAGAACCATTAACCCTTGAAGAAAAAAATATACTTTTTAAAAAGTCTAGTAATTTTCAAGATTTAACTGTTCTTGTTGATTTGTTAATTATGAAATTACAAGTCAAAAATGAAAAAGGCGATCTTGTTAAAGCCTTTAATCCTGAAGATAAATTTGCATTAAGAAAAAAAGCAGATTCAAATATTATATCTGAAATTGCTAATAAAATCCTTTTAGATACTAATTACGAGGACGCAGAAAAAAAGTAGAAAGCGACCCTGATGTAAGGTCGCTATTAGTTATAGCAGAACGATTACATCTCACTATCCAAGAAGTTCTTGATATGCCTGTTAGCCATTATAATTTGTGGTTAGCTTACTTGAAAAAAGAACAAGAACAGTATAAAACAAGTAAATCATTAGCTGAAGCAAGGAATTTAAAATAATGGCAGATTTAAAAATAAATATAATTGGAAATGATAAATCCAAACAAGCATTTAATAGTTTAGAAAAAAATGTAACTAAATCTAAATCATCTCTTTTAAATTTAAAAAATGTTCTTCTTGCTGTTGCTTCTTCTGTAGTTATAAAACAGATATTTTCATTAACTAATGAATTTCAAAATTTACAAAACAGATTAAAATTAGTAACCAATTCAACTTTTGAATTAAATAAAGTTCAAGAAGAATTATTTCAAATATCAAGAAGAACTAGAGGAGGTTTTTCTGAAACAGTAGAACTTTATCAAAAACTTGCATTACAATCGCAAAATCTTGGTTTAAAAAATACTCAACTTTTACAAATAACAGAAAATGTCAATAAAGTAATTGGTATAGCTGGTGTAAATTCTATTCAAGCTAGTTCTGGTATTCTTCAGTTATCACAAGCATTTGCATCAGGAAGATTACAAGGAGATGAATTTAGAAGTATCTCTGAAAACATTCCACCATTATTAGATATATTTGCAAAAGAATTAGGTGTTACTAGAGGAGAACTTAAAAAACTTGGTGCAGAGGGTAAAATTACATCTGATATTATTGCAACAGCTTTATTAAAAGAAACAGATAATATTAATAAAAAATTTCAACAAATTACTCCAACAATAGGTCAAGCAACAACTAGATTAGGAAATAGTTTTCTAAATTTAGTTGGTAAATTTAATGAAGTAACTGGTTCTGCAGATATGGTATCTAAATCTATTTTAGGTGTTTCAGATGCTATAGATAAATTAGCTGTTAAATCAGAACAACCAAAATTATTACAAGCATTAACTTTTGCTTTTTCAGGAATATTTATAAAAGAATCTGAAATAGCTAAAAAATTAGGAGTTAAATTAGAAGAATCAAATCATCATATGTTTAGAATGGCAAACAATTCTTCAAGAGTAAAAGAAAATGTTAAAGAAATAATTAAATTCACATCTACATCTAATCATCATATGTTTGAGATGGCTAATTCAGTTAAGAAAACAGAAGAAACTTTTAAATCCATGAATGAAAATGCTTTAAAAAATCTTCAAGAAAAATTTACAAATATTTCAACTTCAATAAAAGAAGGTCTTAATGCTGGTATATCAGGATTTTCAAATGCTTTATCAAGAGCAATTATACTTGGAGAAGATTTAGGTAAAGCATTTAAAAACATGATAGCAGATGCACTTGTTCAAACTTTGGCTATTTTAATTGAAATAATAATTAGAATGGGAATACAGAAATTATTAAATATTGATTTAGAAAAAGGCGAAGATAACAAATTAAAAAAAGCTAAAGCATTTACTAAGGAATTAAAAGTACAAGTAGCATTAGCTACAATATTAGCTTTCTTAACAGGTGGTGCTTCTATGGGATTTGGAGGTGGTGGTGGTAGAGTAAGAGCACCTGGAGATGGAATGGCAAAAGGTGGTGCTGTAGCAAAAGGACAGCCATATTTAGTTGGAGAAAGAGGTGCTGAATTATTTATTCCAAATTCAACAGGACAAATAACACAATCAGCTAGAGGAACTGGTAATGGTGCAACTACAGTTAATTTTAATATATCTGCTCTTGATTCAAGAGGTGTAAAAGAATTATTAATAGATAATAGAGCAACAATTGTTAATGCAGTTAATTCAGCATTAAATGAAAAAGGCAAAGAGGCATTAGTATAATATGGCTGGACAATTTCCTACATCTCCCGCACCACAAAATGCTTCAATAGGTTCTGAACAAAATACTATTGTTTCTGTAACTACATCAGGTAGAGTTCAAACAAGACAAATTGATGGTCAAAAATTTACATTAACATTATCTTATCCACCAATGACAAGACAAAATTTTGCACCTATAAAAGCATTTATTATGAAACAAAGATCAAGATTAAATACATTTACAATTATTCCACCAGTTGTTTCTAATGCTCAAGGTGTTGCATCTGGCACAATAAGTGTTGATGGTAGTGTATCTGCTGGTGCTACTACTTGCACAATAGATGGAATGACAGTTAGCACAAATGGAATATTAAAAGCTGGAGATTATTTTAGATTTAGTGGTGCTGACAAAGTATATATGGCTGTAGAAGATTTAGATGCTGATGGAACTGGTTCTGGCACACTTACATTTGAACCACCTTTAAGAACTGCTGTTACAGATGATACTGCATTGGTTTATGATAATGTTGATTTTACTGTAAGACTTAGAAATGATGTTCAAGAATATTCTTTTGTAACTAATAATTTATATAAATACGAAATAGATTTAATAGAAAATCTATAATGAAAAAATATAAGATAACTCATAAAATAAATGCTGATTTTGTTGCTGAAATTATTGTAAATGAAGATGAAATTAATATTCAAACTAACGATCTAAAAGAATATAAGAAACCTAATAGCAAATTTGAATATACTATGTTAAAAGGTACAGAAAGTGTAACCCAAACAATATACGAAGAATATGACGAGAAACTTAACAACAGCAGTAAAGAATGAACTCGAAACAGATAGCTTACAGCCTATTACTCTCGTTTATATTAATGTAGGTTCAGGATATAGATTTACCGATCATTATAAAAATATTACTTTTAACTCTAATACCTATTTAGCATCATCATTATTTTTAAAAGTATCTAGTGTAAAAGAATCATCAGAAATTGATGTGGGTAATATTACCTTATCTTTTACTGGTGCAGATCAAACTATTATTTCTTTATTCTTATCCAATCAATATATGGAAAAAGAAGCTGAAGTTCATAAAGGCTTTATAGATACTAATGAGAACTTAATTTCTGACCCTTTTTTAATTTTTAAAGGTAGAATAGAATCATTTAATATTGACGAAACAATAGATCAATCTAATGCTAATATTGTAGTTGCTTCTCATTGGTCAGATTTTAGCAAAATAGAGGGTAGAAAAACAAACACTAATTCACAACAATTACATTTTTCAGATGATTTAGGTTTTGAATTTGCATCACAAACAGTTCAAGATATTAAATGGGGTAGAGCATAATGGAAGAAGTAATTAATCTATTTAAAAAGTTTGATCGTTATAAAAATAAAACAGATGAAGAATTAAAGTATTATCTAGAGCCTTCAATTAAACTAAATCAATTTAAAAAATTTTATGAAAATAATCAATTAATAGGATTTGTTAATTGGGCATATATCCATGAACTTGTTGAAAAAAGATTTAAACAAACAGGCAAGATTAAATCTAACGAATGGAAATCTGGTAATAATTTATGGTTAATAGAAATTGTATCTTTAAAAAATACCTTTAAAATGATGCGTTGGGTTTATCATTATTTTAAAAAACAATTAAAAGTAGATCATTGTATTAATTGGTTAAGAGTAGATAGTGATATTTATAGAATAGGTAAAAAATTTAAAAGGAGTTTTCACTAATGGGTGGTGTAGTTGATGCTGTTGTAAATATTGTAAGTAGTTTTATTGGCTGGTTAATTCCTGTTCCTGAAATACCAGATTTTGAAACTCCACAAGAAGAAAAAGGTGTTTTAATAAATAAACAATCTAATATTGCACAAATTCCAGTAGTATATGGAAGAAGACAAATTGGAATCACTAGAGTATTTTTAGAAACTTCAGGAAGTGATAATGAATATTTATACATGGCTGGAGTTCTTTGTGAAGGAGAAATACAAGAGATTGAACAAATCTTTATAGATGATAAAAGAGTTATTTTTGATGGAGACTTAGATCATGGAGTAGCAAGAGAAGTTTCAGGCGGAGATGCTAATTTTTATAAAGATAGTTCACATATTCAAGTTCAAGCATTTTATGGATTAGACGATCAAGTTGCATCATCAGTTTTATTAAATTCTACTAATTGGTCATCTAATCATAGATTAAGAGGAGTTTGTTATTTAGCTTTTAGATTTAAATGGAATCAAGATATTTTTAGTTCTATTCCACAAGTTAAAGTAACATTAAAAGGTAAAAAGGTTTATGACCCTAGAGATGCTACTACAAAATACACACCTAATGCTTCTTTAGTATTATTAGATTATTTAAGAAATACTAGATATGGAAAAGGATTACCAGATAGTGCTTTTGAATCTGATTTTGCATCATTTAAAACTTCTGCTGATGAATGTGATACTGAAGTTGTACCAAGAACAGAAACAGTTACACCTGTTGCTGGTTTAAAAAGACAAGACTTTAGTGGATACTATAGTGACCAACCTAGTTTTTTTGTTAATAAATTTCCAACTTCAGAAAGTACATTAACAAATATTAGTGGTATTACTACAGGAGAATATTCATCAGATAGATATTTTGGATATATTAATCCA